CATCATCAGTATTTAAAGTAATAATATTCTGTGCATCTGGTGGTAATTTGTCATATATACTTGACAATATCTCCGTTTCATGAACTGTGAAATCTGGATATATCTTATTTGATTTATCTATTTTTCTTTTACAAATAATATCTATATAAACTGAATATGGATCTTGTTTAGTATAACAACAACCCATTTATTTATGGAACTTATATAAAAAAATAATTTTGAAAGTAAATGATGGAAAAACATATTCCATTTTTGGAACGTTTCACATATGAAGAAAGAATTGCAGAGAGCAAAAAAATAAAAAACAAATACCGTACGAGTGCACCAATTATTGTTGAACCAAAAGACAATAAAACAAAAAGAATAGACAAGACAAAATTTTTAGTACCATGGGAATTGACATATTCACAATTCCTATATGTTGTAAGAAAAAGATTGTCTGTAGATTCTTCTGAAAGTATATTCATGTTTTGTAATAATTCGTTACCCAAAAATCAAGATACTATGCACAGTTTATATCAAAAATATGGAAATGCTGATGGATTTCTTTATTTTGTTTATGCATTTGAGAATACATTTGGTTAAGTTTTCAACTTTCAATCCAATATATTACAAATATTGAAATAATTGATAGATATATTATGATCCCGAAAATAAGGGGTGATAAATCTTCCGTGTCTGTTTTTTCGTGCAATAACATTCTTAGTAAAAGCGCAGCAATAACTGAAATTATGACCAAAGTTACTATAGAAATTATTTTATTTTTTTTATCATCTCTTGTAATTGACACAATAAGTGCTGCCACGCCTATCACAACACTCAGCATAGATACAAGTGTATTTATTCTCAATTCCATACGATTGTAATTTGAAGATTGCTTTTCACCCGGTAAAGGTTTTCCCAATGGGGTACTTGGAATATCAGTTCTTGTTTGTACTCTTTTAAGCCAGTCTGTATTTTCGGGTGGTGAACTACTCGTGAGAGCGGATGATGAATTTGGTGTATTCGGTGTATTCGGTGTATTTTGTGTATTTTGTGTATTTTGTGGAATGATATTTGGTGCGGATGATTCGTTGACCAAGTCGAAACCAGATGGTAATGATGGTCTCGTAGGTGCAAATGAGACTTTAGGTCTCTCAGGTGCAAATGAGACTCTAGGTCTCTGGGGCTCTAACGGTGGTCCTACTCTTCTAGACGGTTTTTTTATCGGTAGTATATTTGGATCTTCTGACAAAGGTTGGTAACCACTGGAACTCGACATTTATACTATATGTTTTTATATTATTTACATAACAAGTATTTTTATAAAGAGTCAGTTTATAAAAGGATCGACACATTCATTGAAAAATGTTGGGCTTAGACGAGGCTGGATGTGGTCCAGCATTTGGAGACTTGGTTGCATCGGCCGTTTTGAAACCCTCGGATGTAATTATAGAAGGACTTACAGACTCTAAAAAATTGAGTGAAAAAAAAAGAAGTGTTCTCTTTACACAAATTTGTGAAAAATGTATGTATGGAATAGGAAAAGTAACAAATATAGAAATAGATGAAATAGGACTGGGTGAAGCAAGAAGACTTGTTTTTGAAAGAGCATTACAAGATTTTATAACAAAGTATCCTGATATAAAAATGGAAAAACACATAGTCGATGGTACAATATTCCGAAAATGGAACGATATTCCATTTGAATGTATTCCAAAAGCAGATTTTCTATATAGTGAGGTATCTGCTGCTTCTATCATCGCAAAGGTTACAAGGGATAATGATATTCTGGAACTATGTAAAGCTCATCCATATTTGGATGAATTTTATTGTATTTCAAAAAACAAAGGATATCTTTCTTCACAACATATCGAAGGGATAAAAAAACATGGGAAGACCAAATTTCATAGACACAGTTATAATATAAAAGTTTTATAGAAAATAAAACATTGGATCTCATCTCTGTCACAGACTAGTCAAAGTATATTTTATTAAGAGTGTTTGGATCAAAAAAATTGCATATGGACCGTGCCGTGATAGAGTATCTTACTTTATTTGCACTTTTGGTTGTTTCTTTGAGGATTTTGTGTTTGCAACATTGATTCATGGTATATGGCAACAATATCATATCTCCATCATTAACTCGTAGCTTGACAGATTCCTTTGTTAATGAATCTTTTATTTTGAAGTTTCGAGATTGACCGATAGAAATTGATACAATATGTGAGTCTTCTTTAATGTCAATATCTTTATCTTGATGCTCACCAATTACATCACTTCCATCGATGTAGCGATGCAATACCACATGATTGAGTACAGGAATCGAATATTTATTTGAAACAAAATCAAGTATATCGATCAACCATTTGGGCATAATACTTGGAATTATTGCACTTTTTAATCCTTTGGTTGAGGTACGTTTAGCTTCGCCATTGTATGCTTTGTTATGTATTCTGTAATATGGAAATCTTCCATTCACGCTCTTACGGGCATACCAAATTGCATCTCTTCTATTTTTACCGATGCGACCATAAGGACCTTGTCCAGAAGGACGATCTTCGCGGCGAAAATTCTTAAATTCTTCATCACAAATGAGTTTGATTGCATTTGTTTCCTGACTCGATAACTGATTTGTTTTTAGAATATTTCTCATTTCATCTTTTGGGTAACCATGATCTTTGTAACCGTTATTTTTGCGTTGCCCGCGCGTCATCGTGGTGCACAGGTTCACACTCGTGATCTCTTTTTCAGAGTAGGATGTTTGATCCTTCATGAACGTTTGCAATGGTATTTTAATAAAACACATTTTAAACTTATTTTTAAATATGATAGAAACTACGAGTAATGGGACGACAATTTACAAACTTAAACATTTCCAATTACATTTTCAGCATTTTGTGTTACAATAGTTTCAATCTCCCCCGTTAATAAATTTATCAATTTACACTTTTTTTGAGGGTGCATTGCAGCTCTTATTGCTGCATCAGCACGATCAGCTTGGCTCGTTTCAGTGGTCCATATTAGATGTGAAACGTATGAATCTGTATATATATGGGTTCTTAAATGTAGGACTTGTAACTCCGAATTTGTATACGTCAACCTCACATCATATCTTGCAGTTTCGTCTTCAGGAATTAATGTCAGAGCGAATTCACACATCTTTTCGAAAAATGGTTGATCTACCCATTTACTTACAGGAAGAAGTTGTCTCATAACGTAATGAAAACCATTCCATGATAATGTTGCGAGTGCCATTGTACAAAAATCTATAGCATTCTTTGATGAAAAATAAGCCTTTTCTGTTTGACTATAAAGATCTTCAGGTAAAAGAGAAAATGATGGAATGTTTGGAATAATTATACGATTATTTAATCCCATCTTTATCGCATTTGCTTGGTGACCATATTCTATTCTGGTTGGGTGTAAAAGATCTTCCATAAACTGTATGCGATGCGTCTTAAAATATTCAAGATATAATACGACGGCTTGTGCATAAACATTTGACGTATCTTCATAATATTCGTCTCCAATTGATACTGTAAATGTTTTTGTTACTTCCTCAACCTTTGGACTTTCTCTGGTTGTCTTAAAATTTTCATAAAGTGCTATACGTGGCCTTACACGCTGTAGAGAACGTTGTGGAGCCATTGGTCTTTCTGTTTCGGTAGTCTTTCCTGAAATAGAACATAATGCAACAATTTTCTTAGTTTCATCGTCCATTTCAATTAATTCTGGAAGTAGTCTGCATGCTTTGCATATTCTGTGATTAGGAAATTTTGGATCTAATACAATTGTCAAACTCTTCAAAGTTCTTGTAAGAGCAACGTAAAGTGGGTTTTCTTTTTCATCATTTTTCGCAAGAACAATTACATTATAATCCTCCATACCCTTGGAAGAATGAAAGGTAACAACATTTAATTTTCCTTTTTTTATTCGTTCATCATTTTTTTCTGAATTTGATCCCATATGAATTGGAATACCTCTTGAACTTAGGTAATTTATTAATGCCTGTAATGGTCTATTTCCGTTTTTAGTAGAAGTAAGAAGAAGTGTCTTACTTACATTGTTCTGTATGTACTTTATCAATGTTTCTCCCATTTTCCATGGATTTGGTGCAATTATATTAATCTTTTCATCATTATTTTTCGTAGAAACAATATTCGTTTCAAATATAGTGTTTACAAACTTTGTAACTGTAGAAGGTAATCTATGACTTGTACTGCATGTATGATAACTCCACTTTAAATCGTTTTCTAAATACATGTTTGGTTTTGATAAAATTTTCGTATTTGCCATAGAATCCGGATCAAAATCATACAACATTTGGCGAATATCACCACAAATAAAGTATTTTACATTTCCTTTTAGTACATTCTTCAATAAAGAAATGTAAATGTCTTTCATATCTTGTCCTTCATCAATTAAAACACAATCTACATTTATAGTTTTTGGTTCAATATATCCCATTTCACAATATTTTATTGCGACTTCAAACGAAATGTCGTCAGGTGCGAGTTGTATATGATTACTACACAAGCTGTGAAATGTATAACAGTCTGCACAATCTTCCAAAGAATGTTTCTTCAATAATTGAACCATATGTGCTGCCAAATCTGTGTTGTATGCAACTATTAAACATTTTATATTGTTATTGTGTTCTTTCAATCGTTTAACAATTTCAAGTATTAAGGTTGATTTCCCCGCACCGGGTACAGCTTGTACACTCACATTTTTAGGAGTATTTACAAACGCGTTGATAGCATTCGTTTGCTCAGTTGTAAAAATCATCGTCGCTGTTGGTAGCGCCTTTACCGAACACTTTGATCCTGTTTTATTTTTAAAAGAAGTATTTTTTTGCAAATTCCAATCTTACAATTTGCTGCGAAAGTGCTTACTAAAGAATTTTTTTGTTTTGATAACGATCGTGACACTATACATTGGCCCATAATCTGTCAAAATCTTCTTCTAGTTCTTCTTCTTCTTCCTTCCATTTCATATATACTTCTCTAACTTTATTGAACTCTTCTTTGTTTTCTACATTCCAATCAAGCTTACCAAATTCCATATCATAAAATAACTTGAAACCTTCATAACTGGCCTCATCCTGTTGAATTCCTTTCAAAAATTCGATGCGATCATTTTTTTCTTTTTCTGTTTTTCTTTGTTGTAAAGTTTCCTCATATTCACGTTTTTTATTCACAAGGTCATTTTTCAATTCCACAATTTCTGTATCAGTAATACTTTCTTTAGAAAAGTGACTTAACAATTTTTCTTGAATAGTTACAATACTTGTTAAATCTGTTATATCTTTTTTTTGTATTAAATTATCGTTAAGAAGTTGTGTTACACGGTCATCACTGAGCGTTCTGAGTACACTAACTTCACGAATTAATTGTTCTCTTTGTTCTTCCTCCTTTTTTGTTTTCTCACGTAATCGTTCTATCTCGTTATAACTTTCTTTCAACTCAATTTTTAAATTCTGTATAATTCTATCATTATGTTGTTGTTGTCGGTTTACAATAGAATCTGGAAGAACCTGATTTTGCTTAGAACGTTCATTCATTTCTTGTATTCTTGGAGCTATGTGTTCGGGTGTTTTACCAATATAGGGTGGTGATCCGAGTGGTGGTCCGAGTGGTGGTGTTCCGGAGGAACTCTTATAAATTGCATCATATCTCATTTTTTTGTTTATTGTATTAAAAAAATATTGCCAAATAACATTATGAAAACAAACTTGATAGGTACAGAATGGATAAAAATAGTTGAATATTTTCTTATTTCTTTACTGCTACAATTTTAAAGTATATAATTGGAATTATTATTTCAAAATAGTTTAGAATATTTTCAATAGAATCATTAATCTTTTCATAAATATCTTCAGTTAAATATTTTTGATCTGAAATTAATTTGAGATCATTAATAAACGTATCATAATAAAACACAACACTATCTTCATACCCTCTATCATTCTTATCATAATCAAAAATAGATTTGACATATTTTTTTTGTGAAAAATTATCAAACAATATTGAAATATCTTTAATATTTCGTTGCTTTGAAAGTGATATTACATTCTTGTAAAATTCTTCATAGTCTTTCATAAGCAATTCTGGAAAAATACGTTTGACAGTGTCTTTTATATCTAATGAACCAACCAATAAACTCTTACTTTCTATTTCGGGATCTTTAACACGCCGATAACGTTTCGACATTTTGTCGGTGATAGGTACGTTACTCAACGATATTCCATGATCTCTCATTTACTATTCAGAAAAAAATAAATTATAGAGGAATATGTGTTGTAACCTTCTTGGAAATGAATGAAAAAAATCACCAAGATTGAATGTATAAAATAGAATGTGATCAATATCCCGTTCTTTTGTGATTTTCATGAGGGATTGTAAAACTTCGGCGATAGAGAGTGTATCAATAACAAAAAATCTTAGAGCTTCCATCTAAGACTCTGAGACTCTACGAATACTCTTACAAAATATAATTCGTATATATAAATATGTTATGGAATTTACTTTTGTTATATGCTATAAATATTGCGAAAATTGATGACAACCTGTTTGTAATTGCTGATACTAAAAATCATGTTATTAGGAATTTGACATATACAAATAAAGAATGGATAGTTGGAACAATTTCCGGAGGTATACAAGGACATCTTGATAGCTCATTACATAAAAGTCGTTTTTCTTCTCCACGAGGTATTTGTACTCAAAATAATGTTATTTATGTAACAGATGAAGATAATAATGTCATAAGATACATATCATTACAAGAAAATTTTGTCAAAACATTACATTTCAAAAATATTACATTTAATCATCCAAATGGAATCGATATTAAAGAAGACCTTATATATACCAGTGATGCAAATTTTCTATATCGTTTAAATTTGATTACAAATACTGGAGAAATTATGATCGAGTGTAAAAGTTCACCAATTCTCTTGTTAGAAAAAAATATCATCATGGTGGCATCTAGAATATATTATTTGAACAATAACACAATTTCAAAACCAAGTTTATCAGAAGACGAAAATATACAAGGAATATGTACAATAAAAGATGATATTGTTTTTTCTAATTATAGAAACAGCTGCATCCATTTTACGAATATGACATTAGGCGATTGTAAAACTCCAGGTAACAGAGATGGTGTGTCGCCATTATTCTCATATCCGCGTGGTATTGCAACATGGTATAATAACATAATCGTAATTGATGCGTCTAACAGTCTAATACGAATGATAAATTACGAAACAAAATTCGTGTCTACATTATCAGGTGCAGGTTGTGATTATATTGATGGATATGCAGCGAATGCAAGGTTTTGCTTTTCTATGGGACCACAGAACACCAAAAAACAAAGAGCTATTGCGATCCATGGTATGTCCAGAAGCGGAAATCATTGGCTTGCAGATAGTCTTTCTATAGATTTTTCAAGACCAAGTGAAATATTCGTGAATAATATAAACAAAGACTGGAACTTTTACAAATCTAACCTAGAAACCCATTTTGAAAATTTCACTGAAGAAAATAAAATTCCCGCATATATTTGGTTACGTTCACAGGGGCTTGAAAGAAAAGAAATACTGCCAAAATATAGAACTTTTTGTGTACTTCACAATGTTCAAATAATATTACTGGTACGAAGAAATTGTTTAGAACATTTTGTTTCGTTTACTCATGAACACATTGGTTTATATTCTTCGAATGCAGTATCACCCAATTTTGATCGTATACAGATAATAGAGTCACAAGTTAAAAAATTCTGTATGGATCGAAACAAATATTATAATGAAATGATACAGAGATTGTATGATCCTATTGTAATTGCTTACGAAGATTTAAATGAAAACAAAATATCGAAAATAGCTGAAACTCTTGGAATCAACTATCACAAAAGTTCTTCAATCAAAGTTCATTCCCGAAGCATAGGAAATTATATTTATGGAGATCATAACTTTACACAATTCGATTACATGACTTGGTGAGAAAATGATGTTCGAAAAAAGAGGGAAAAAAATATTTAGTATAAATAAAATGAAACCTTTTCGTTTACTTATAATATATTGTGTAATTTTTGTAACTGGAGGTGTTCAATATGATTCATGCAGAGTAGTTTCAGTCGTTTACGAAAAACATAATGCAAATAGAGAAACTGAGGGTTATGAATATAAATATACTGCAAAGCAAAAGAATTATGTGCGCGGAAAAACAGATGCCTGTAAAGTTGTTAGTCAAGAATATTTTCAAACTCATAAATACAATCTTAATTTTCCAACAATAATAAAGGGAACAACTATTTTTAATGCAAGTACAAGTTTCGATTTTAACAGTTTACAAACAATTCATAAAGATAAAGTTTTCCATGCTCTCAAAGATCAAAGTTATACTTTACAGGACATATTATCTGCAAACGGTGGATATTATTCAGGTCAGTTAGGAAAATTTTCTGATTGTTATTCTGAAAAGAAACAAACAAATGACTTGTACTCAGGGACATCAAAAACCCTGAATGGATACGAACGCCAATACTCACCATTTGTCTCTTTTGTTTTAGATAAACTTACTATTCCAAATTATTTAAAACCGTTACGAATAGCATATATGGGCATTGGTTTAGAAGAAGGATCTGGTGTGCCTACAGAAGAACATCCAAGCGGGTGGTTTATAACAATTGATGGTAAAAAACGCTGGATATTTCATCCTCCTAGTATCAATGGTCCTC